AAAGGTCTGTTAGATGTGTTTGCATCATTTATAACCTCCTCATAGGTTATTCTATTTATCTTGGGATCATTCATTTCTCCAAGATACTCCCACTTTATACTCTTATCTCCCAGCTTGTCAACTATTGAATTTTCAATAGATTCAACATTATCTTCAGCCAGAACTTCAAATTCTGTGCTGTATTTATATGCATGTATTTTTACTAGGAATTTTCTCATATTCTCACCATTTATATATTGAATGTGGCGGTTTTAAGGCCGCCACATAAATTAAGTTAATTACGCACCTTCACAACCAAAGATACCTCTAGGGTCTGATACGCCAAAAACGTATCTTTCTCTAGCTTTGTATCTAACGTTGCCAGTATCGAAATCACCTTCCATTGCAGTTGTTAATGGAGCTCTGTTAAAATACTTCATTCCATTAGGTACATCTGTCATCAGATACCAAGAATCAGAATCTGTTAGGTAATTGTTCACTCTATAACCTTGAGGAACCATACCCATAGATACGATTGCATTGATATCGTTGTCAGCTGTTCCAGTTCTGCCTTGAGACTTCATAAGTCTGTCAGCATTAAACTGGTTCTCTGAAGGAACGACCATTTTAACTGCTCTTGCTGCAACTCTAAGACCTCTTTCATCAGTCATCCCTGCGATATCTATTAGGGCTTGTTCTAATGAAGTTTCGTTAAGATCCGCCTGTGTAGTCAGGGTATTTTGAAAAGTCCCTGCTATCGTTGGGTGAGCTGTACTAAATAAAGCAACTCCATCACCTGAATTAAATGTTGCAGTTGATGGTAAACCGTTGATTAAAGGCTCAACAGCTTTTACTTGTTTAGCATTACTCATAGATCTTGCTAAAGCTTTTGTATATCTAGAAGCTAATCTATCGTAGAGGTTATCTTCGATAGCTTCTTCTGTGATTGCAAATGCTAAAGCTACAGTCTCCATAGTGTAACGAGCTGTAAAAGTTTCTTGTGCAGAATCAAATGCGACTCCAGCACCTTCACCTTTTACTTGTGCGTTTGCGAAACCAGATAACATTACTTCCTCTTCGAAAGCTCTGTCACTTGATTCCTCGACATAAATCTCAGCATGCTGATTTTCATATCTTTTGTATTCCAGACCAAAAAGTGCATTAAGGCCTGGCTCTAGTTCTTTAACTAGTTGCGAACGTGATATTGCCATGTCTATATACTCCTATTATGGTACTAACCTGTTTGTGTTCATAGATACAACAACAGATGAGAAAGTAGCCGTATTATCGGCATTTTCTGAATCGTCTGCTGAACCATATAAACGCACGCAGTTAGCATCTGCTGAAGTGGCTGTGATAGTAACTGAACCAGTTGATCTACCTGTAGTGTCATTTCCTGTAGAAGTAACACCAAAAGTAGCTAGTACGTTAGCTTGAGTCCACGACGTAGCTGCTGCTGCGACAAGTCTCTGGAAAGGATTGTCCATTACAAAGGCAGTTATATCTTCTGAGTTTGCTGGTGTAATTGGTTGAATGTATGCATTCGCCCAAGTAGGTTTAAGAGTAGTCGTAGCATTGTAAAAAATACCATTTAATACTCCTAATAATTCGTCAGTTGTTGACGTTCCTGCTGAATCAATATATCCAGTAGCACCTGCTTCAGAAATAACTAAACCACCTTGATAGATAGACGTTCCATGGGCGGCATCGATTTTATATTTATGCTGATTCTTGATCGCTTGACCAGTTAGTGAATCTGCAGGTAAAAAACCGAAACCTTGTGTGTTTCTATTTGCCATAGTTTTCTCCTATTTCCATAGTTTGTTAATTTAAATCGATAGTAGGGAATTGGTTGTTATCCCGAGAATTCCTAAATTAGGATTTCTTTGTACCACCGAAGGTTACACGAGTCTGTCTATCAACATCGATAGGCATCCTCTTATCCTGCTCCTTCATTAAATCGTATTTAACTGCTTCGCTTCGGTCTTCATGTTTTCTAGCCATGTAGTCCTGACGTTGCTGCGCGATCTCGTTAGGTACCTTCGCAAGAAGAAGGCCTCCAACCCCAATCACTCCCTTGTATTTGCCGTCTTCGACAACAGGATAGTCAGATGAGTTTTCAATGTCTTCAGATCTTACTAATTCATAACCTTCTCTTATACGAGCGGTTATGTTTTTAGTGTCCTGAAAACCGACACTCTCTGCTCTAATCCATCTATACCTGAATCCATCAGGTGCAGGGGGTGCATCTAGAGATGATGGTGGAACCCACACTTTTGGTCTCTCAGATTTTGACCGTGTTTGGTTCGCACGAGAAGTTTTATTGTTTTTTTCCATTACGCCTCCTTCGTGTTTTTAAGTTGTTTTGCGTACTCTTCAAGTGGCACTCCTAATTTTTTAGCGATATGCACCTGTGAGGAAGTGAGTCTCACAGTTTTGCGACCAGGCTTTACGCTTCTTGAAGCTGAAGCCACTGTCTGAACAGGGGCGGTCGATTGCTTTTGTCCACTATTATCAAATTTACTACCAAAGTCAACTCTTATTCTTTTGTCAACTTCAGAATAATAATCATCTGATTGTGGATCAAAGCCTTCATTTACAAGGTCTTTATGTATTTCAAACGCTGTAAATGTCATAGCTCTATTTTGACCAAACCAAGGATTTCTAGAAGCCCAATCTTCAGCTTTAGGATCTGGTGTTGGTAATTGTTGTGGAGTCTCTTGTGGTAATCTACCACCGTCAGAGAGTTGTACAGGTTTCTCGGCCTGTGTTGTTTCTCTTCCCTCTTTAACCTCATTCAGTTTTGCATTTTCAAATGAAAGACTTGCAATTCTTTTATTGGCTTCAACTTGAGCTTTAGCATCACCAGATTCAATTGCTGCAGCTAATTCTTTTTGTGCAGCTTCTAAACCTGTATTAATACTAGACTCAAATTTTTTAACATATTGAGCATCAGTTTTTTCAAACCTTTGTTCTAATGCTTTTCTCGACTCTTCTACACCTCTGGCATAATCTAAAGCAGCTTGTTCTCTTCTTTCTGCTTCTCTCATTTTTCTAGTTAATTTAGAAATACGAGATTGAACGCCTTTACTGTAGTCTTCTAATGTTTCATCTTGTTTTTTTTCTTCTTTTACTTCTTCTTGTTTCGTTTCAACTGTTTCTTGTTTCGGCGCTTCAGTTGTATCTACAACTTCTTCGGCTTTTTCCTCTGGTAAATTAACTTCTACTTCAGGACCTGAAGTGTCTAAATCTACTTTTGGATCATCATGTTTAATCGGATTTTTGTCCGGCATAGTTCCTCCTATGTTAGTATTGATGCAAGATATCCTCTGGATTCTCGATTGTTGCTAAAACTTCGTCATCATTAAGAAGACGAACCTCCCCACCCTCAATTTGTATTCTTGATCCCGCATATCGCGCGAACATTACCCAGTCTTTGACCTTGCACCATGGACCATCAGGATATCTTTCTCTATCCCTATAACAATCTGGACCCATAGCTAAAACTAGTCCACATTGAGAAGCAACTTGTTGTTTCTCTAGTGTACCTTCGGTCATTACTATTCCCCCTTTAGTTTTATCTTTCATCTTGAAAGGTAAAACTAACATTCTCCAACCCGTAGGTTGGGGTAATTTTGTTTTCTCTTCGTTGACTAAATCTTTTTCTACTGGTTCTGATTTTTTAACACCGACTAATTCTTTATTCGGTATGTGTATTTTTGGTGTTGATATCGATGACTGTTCCTTCATTTTTCTCCTTCGAGTTAAGCAGGCTTGAAAGTTCCTGGCGCACTGATTCCAGTGCATTAATTTGTCCTATAATATACTGATATTTTTCCATACTGTCAATACCACCAGACGTAACTGTCACAGATAATTGATCAGTTCGAGTATGTATAAATCTTATTAGTTTTTTTATTACTGTCTCTAAATCCATTTAAATTTTAACACCGACAGCTCGTAAACAACTATGACAACCTTTGACAAAGTATTTATGAACTCCACAGTGACCCACTACGGGTGCAACCGTTTCTTTTAAAACGATTGGTTTCTCCTCTTTCTTTTTCCTAAATAGGAAATTCCACAATTTTTTAAACATTACTTGCTTTCGTATTTTCCCTTATAATCTTTATGAAGACCATGATATTTTTTAATAGATTCTCTTGTTCTTCCTCCAGGTGTTTTTGATGGAGTTCCTACTGCATGTCCTGATTTATTATATACAGTATCTTTTTCTTTTGCTTTTTTAGCATTATATTTTTGCCTACGAACATAAGGTCCACCATCATCTTCTAATAATTCTTTAGATGCTTTATTTCTCTTAGCTATGTCTTTAGATACTTTTGATTTTGTAAGACCTTGTCTTAATCTATTTATCCAACCCGCCATTATGAAGCTCTCTTTCTAGCCATCTTTTTAAATGTTTTAGCTAAGTTATATCTTCTTGATCCTTTAGGACAAGTCTTGCTTCCAAATTTTTTACCAGTACAAGGTTTATCTTTTCTCATACCTTTTACAGCATCTTGTATCCAACCACCTGATTTTAAAGGTATGCCACCGCTTGGATAACCATAAGAATTAGCACCTAATTGAAGTTTAACTCCAGGTACGCTTTTATCTTTTAAATAGTTGTTCATTATTTTTTAGGTTTTAATTTTAGTTTGCCGTCTTTAATAACGACACTTGATTCCATCACTTTTTTAAATTTTGGAAATTTTCTTTTAGCACCTTCATGTGCGCCAACTACTCCAGCTATTGTTACACCGGCACCACCTATAACTTTTCTTTTCTGACTTTTAAATTTTTTATCGCTAGCTTTAACAGCTTTATCATATCTAGTATTAGCTGCAGCTGTAGCCTTAACATGCTTTGCCATAGATTTACTTGGCTCTGCTCCAGCATCTTGTCTAATTTTAAAAAGTTTTTCTGTATCTTTTCTTCTCTGAGTTAATCTTTTTGCTATTGGAACACCAGTAATTCTTTTACCGTCTCCTTTTTTACCTAAAGCTTTTCCAAATCCCCTTAATGCTTTTCCTACTACACCAGCCATTATACTTTTCCGCCTTTCATAAAAGCTCTACCCAGACCACGTTGTGCCATTCCGCCACCTTTATAACCTTTATTTAATTCTCCAATAACTCTTTTTTTCTCAGCTCTTCTATTAGGATTCATTTTTTCAGCGTCAAGACGACCTACCTCTTCTAATAAATTTGCTCTTCCACCTATGTTGTATTTTTTTCTAACCTTAATGTAATTTCTTTTTTCAGATTTAGTCCTTCTGCTCTTGTCCAAAAGATCTTGATATCTTTTTTTCTTTTCAGGATCAGTTATAGTTTTTGGTTTTCTAGGATAAGTTATTCCTGGCGTTTTGGGACGGTCTTTAGGATCCATTCGTTTTCTAGGAAGAGGTTGTGGTTCTCTTATTTTCCATTTTAATGGCATTCTAGGATTTTTCATTTTTCTAGAATTTTCGCTTATTTTTCTTAAAGGCACAATAATCCTTACTTATTAATTTTTTGATTTGGACGCTTACCAAATTTTCCGTAAGACTCGTCTCTTCTAGCTTTGAAGGATTGTTTCTTGCCAGATTCTTTTCCTCTTCTAGCACTGATAGACTCATCCTCTCTATCTTTGTATCCTTGTTTTTTCTTTTTAGAAGATCCGCCTTTTCCGTATGGAAATCTGACATTTGATCTAATACCGTTTTGTCTCATATTTTTCTCCTAGTTAACTTTATTATAACTTATCTTATTAGACAAGTCTATTTTTTTCCATTCCTAAATATCTGGGTTCCCTTTATCCCAAAAATTGATCCAACGACAAGAATCCAAAGTGAAGTGAACCATGTCGGCAACGCCGCGAAATGCTCAAAAAAGATCTTAATCTTATCAAGAGCCACCGGATCATTGCTGAAGACCCCATATGCGAGCACCAAAATTGGCGCCGAGAGTATCACCAAAACGAATTCGTCCTTGTAGTCGTTTTGTCTAGCTTCTAATAGCTTGCCCTGGTAAGCTTCCTCACCTCGAGCTTGTCGCTCGGCGTGCAATAGCTGTGCATCAGACATTGCAACTTTCGCTCTCTGCTTGTTA